GTGGTAAGCTCCGCGACCGACGACGACGGGCCCGTCGTGCTGACGAGTGCGGAGATCGAGTGGATCGACCGCTCCGTCTGCCAGCCCCCGAACGTCGAGCCCGACGAATACCGGAGGCGGGCGTGAGGCGCGACCTCGGCTTCTGCGTCGTCGCCTCGGGCACCGGTGGCGACACGTGGGGCGTGTTCGTCGAGGACGACGCGGGCGTGCGGCGGCGCGTCGGCGTCGTCTCGCGTGCGGGGCGTGGGTGGTCGGCGTTCCGGCTCGGCGAGATCGGCCGGGCTCGCTCGCTCCGCGACGGGGCGGCGCTGGTCGCCGAGGCGTGGCAGCGTCGAGGGGCCGACCTGCCCCGAGAGCTGGCCCTGTTCTCGGTGGCACATGAGCGACTCTTCGGCGAGCCGCTCGACGGCTTCCCCGCGGCGCGGCACGACGACCTCGCTCGGGAGACACGGGCGGTGCTCGGCGCCCCGACGCTCGACGAGGCGACGGCGGTGTTCGTGGCGACGGGGATGGAGCGGCCGGGCGCGGTGCGGCTCGCGCGCGAGCTGCGTTGGATGGGCGGGTCGTGATCCGCCGCCTCGCCACACGTCCCGGCCGACCGTGCGTCGGTGTCGATCCCGGCTCGGCCGGTGGCGCTGTCGCCGTGTGGACGCCCGGTCGGCGCTGGGAGGTCGCGGGCTGGCGACGGTGGGCGGGCGAGGGTGAGCGAGCGGTGGCTCGGCTGGTGTCGCTCGTCGCCGGGGCTGACTGCGCGGTCGAGCTCATCACCCCGCACGCCGGGCGCGCGAACGGCCTCGTGACGCTCGCCGAGGCGGCTGGCGGCGCGGTGACACTGGTGCGGCCGCACGTCGGGTCGGTGCAGCGACCGGCCCCCGCGGCGTGGCGACGCGACGTGCTGGGCCTGTCGACGACGACCGGGGCCTCGGAGTGCGAGGCGGCGGCGGTGGCCGCTGTCGCGGGCGTCGCGGTTCCGGGGAGGCGCTACGTCATCGACCTGGGCGTGGGGCTGACGCTGAACGGCCACGAGGCCGAGGCCGTGTGCTTGGCGCTGTGGGCGGCGGGGTGTAGGCTGGGGGAGCCGGAGGGCGCTTCCGATGCCACGTAGGGCCGCAGTTGACCACGGCGACACCCCGAACGAGAACGAGCGCGAGATCGCTCGGAGGTTCGTCGAGGGACAGACGACGAGGCAGATCGGGCGCGAGATGCAGCTCGACCACGGCAGCGTGGCGCGCATCATCCGGCGCGATCGCGTGACCCGGCTTGTCACCGAGCTTCAGGAGGAGGCGGTCGACGCGCTGAAGCGCAGGTTCGCGGCGGCGGCGGCTGAGGCGTTCGACGTGCTGCGCGAGATCGCGGGCGACCGGGAGGCGCCCGCCGCTGCGCGGGTCTCGGCGGCGAAGGAGGTGCTCGTGCGCGTTGTGCCGCCTCGCACGGCGATCGAGGGAGGCGAGCGCCCGGTGCAAGTGACGGTCGGGCGCGACCTGTCAATGCTGCCCGACGCCGAGCTGAGGCGCATCGCGGGGATCCCCGATGATGCCGGAGCCTGACGAGGCCGCGCGCGCGCTCGAGGTGCTGCGGGCTCGGGAGGTATGGCAGCGTCGGGAGGCGGCGCGGTCGTCGCTCGCGGGCTGGTGCGAGTACGGACCCCCGACCGAGCGCGGGGCGTTCGTGGCGCGGCGCTGGCAGCGGCACCTCGCCGCACGTCTCGAGCGGTTCGCCGACGAGGTCGCCGCCGGTCGGGCGCCGCGGCTCATCATCCACGCGCCTCCGCAGAGCGGGAAGTCCGAGATCGTCGCCCGCCGCTACCCCGTGTGGTGCCTCGCTCGGGGGCTGTCGGTGGCACTGTGCAGCTACGCCGACACGCTGGCGGTCGAGCACAGCATCGCCGCACGGGGCATCGCGCAGTCGCCGGAGGCCGGACTGCTGTGGCCGCACCTGACCCGAGCCTCCGAGGGTGCTCGCGACGCTCGCGGCCGGATGCTCCGCGACACGCTCGACGACTGGACGGTGCCAGCGTCGGGCGACCGTCCGCCTCCGCGCTACCTCGCCCGCGGCGTCGGTGGCGGGCTGTCGGGGCGCTCCGTCGACCTCGTCGTGATCGACGACCCATTCAAGGACGCCGGGGACGCCGCGTCGGCGAGCCGCCGAGCCGGCGTGTGGTCGTGGTATCTGTCGGCCGTGCGCGCCCGCGTCGACGCGAGCGGGGGCGGCGTGATCGTCATGCACACTCGGTGGCACGTCGACGACCTGGCCGGGCGGCTCGAGCGCGAGACGGCCGAGCCGTGGGAGGTGCTGTCGTACCCGCTCATCGCAGGCGAGCGCGACGCGGCGGGGCGAGCACCGGGCGAGCCGCTCGACGGCTGGACGCTGGAGGGCGCCGAGCGCACCCGCCTCGTCGTCGGGTCGAGGCTGTACGCGGCGATGTACCAGGGTCGCCCCACGCTCGACGAGGGCGCGATCATCCGGCGTGCGTGGCTGTCGCACCGCTACGACGAGGCGCCCGAGGTCGTGGCGAGGCGCTGTGACGTCACGGCGCTTTCGCTCGACCCTGCGGCGACCGAGGGAGGCGGCGACCACTCCGTGCTCCAGTGGTGGGGGTGGCAGGCTGGCCGGGCGTACCTGCTCGGGCAGTGGCGCGGACAGTGGGCGTACCCGACGCTCCGGCAGACGGTGCTCGACGTGCACGGCAAGGTCCGGCCGTCCGCGCTGCTCGTCGAGGACACGTCGTCGGGGCGAGCGCTCGCCGACGAGCTCGCACGGGCGGTGTCGGGGCTGGTACGCGTGCCGGCGCGTGGGGCCAAGGCATCGCGGATCGCCGCCGAGACGCCTGCGATGGAGGCCGGATCTGTGCTGCTCCCGGCGTCGGGACCGTGGGTGGGCGACCTCGTCGAGCGGCTGGTCGTCATCACCGGCGAGGGGGACGAGGTCGACGACGAGGCCGACGCGCTGGCGATGGCGTTGCGGTGGAGGCGGGAGCGGGACGTCTCGACCGTCGACCCCGCCGCTTACCTCCGGGTGCTCCAGGGGATGCGGTAGCCCCACCCGTCGCCCCGTGGTAGCGTGGCGGCATGGCCTGGTACGACCTCCTCCGTCCCCGCGTCGAAGCCCCGCCCGCTGCTGTCGCGGCGACGGTGGCGGCGATGGACGCGCACGACCCGCACCGGGCCTACGCTCGCGCGATCGGCGTGCGGCTGGCGCTCGACAGCTCGTTCCAGTCCGCCATGACCGCGCTCGGCGTGCCGGGCGTGGACCCGGGCTCGACGTGGACGGTGGTGCCGCGCGCGAATCTCTCGTACCAGACGACCGAGACGCTGTACCGGCAGTGGCCGCTCGCCCGGCGGCTGGTCGACCTGCTCCCGGCGTCGGCGGCCTCGAGGACGTGGCGCCTCGACGACGACGAGCGGCGGGACGTGGCGGGCGACCTCGACGCGCGCGTGGGGATGCGCGGCGTCGTGCGGACGTGGGGATCTCGCGCTCGGCTGTACGGCGGGGCGCTGGCCCTGCCGTACTTTTCGGGTCAGGGCGCCGACCTGTCGCGACCGCTCGCCCCGAACGCGCCCCGAGGTCAGGTCACGGCGGTCCAGGTGTTCAGCGGCGAGGAGCTGTCGGTCCTGTCGTGGGACACGGATCCCGGCTCGCCGGCGTTCGGGCTGCCGCTCCTCGTGCAGATCACGCCCTACGTCCCCGGTGCGGTGGTGACGGCGACGGTGCACGCGAGCCGCTTCGTGTGGCTCGGGTCGGGGATGCCGCTGCCGCCGATCCTCCGGCAGACGTACCCGAACGCCACCGACCTCCCGGTGATGGAGGCGTACTGGACGCCGCTGGGTCACCGGTGGCAGGTAGACGGGGCAGCGGCGACCATCGCCCCCCGCATCGTCGAGGGCGTTCTCTCGATCCCGAACCTGGCCGCGGTCAACGGCGCGGACCCGACCACGGCGGGCGGCGCCTCGACGCCGAGCGGGTTTGCCAACGCCATCGCGCAAGGCTTCGCCCGGTCGGCGTCGGTCGTCGGCGTCGGAGTGCTCGACTCGGCGATGCAGTACCAGCGGCACTCCGCGTCGGTGTCGGGCTTCGCGGAGATCGACGCCACGACCCGGCGCGAGGTCGCGGGCGTCGAGGGATGGCCGCAGCGCGTGATCTTCGGCGACGAGCCGGGCGGGCTCGGGAACAGCGGCGACGGGGCGATGCGTCAGTGGTCGGTGATCGTCGACACGTACAGTCAGACGCACCTCGGCCCGGCGATGATGGCGCTCTACCGCCTGTGCCTCGGGCCTGCGTTGTCGAAGCCGCGCCTTGCGTGGGAACCGCTGGAGCGACCGTCCGCGACGGAGCAGGCGCAGATCCGCCTCGCGCACGCCCAGCGCGACGCGGCGCTCGTGGCGGCCGGGGTGCTGATGCCCGAGGAGGTCCGTCAGCGGTGGACCGGGACGGAGTACCTCGACGAGCTCACGCTCGACCCGGGCGACGGCGGGGAGTTCGCGGCGGCGATGCTCGGCGTCGGTCCAGCGCCGGTCGGGGATCCCGTCATCCCCGCGGACGAGCCTGCGCCGATCGCTCCGGTGGAGGCCGAGGCTGGATCGCTTCAGGACACCGCGCTCAATGGCGCGCAGGTCACGTCGGCTGTCGGCATCGTGTCTGCCGTGGCCGGCGGGACGCTGCCTCGCGAGTCGGGCGTGGCGATGCTCCAGCGATTCTTCAACCTGTCGCAGCCGGACGCCGAGAAGATCATGGGCAGCGTCGGTCGCGGCTTCGTGCCCGCCGAGCCCGTGGCCGCGGACGCCGACGACTACGCCATCCCCGACGCGGTGGCGGGCAACGCGGCGAAGGCGATCCGCTGGCGCGACGAGCACGGCGACGCGGTGCAGGGCGGCACGGCGACGGGCTGGCGGCGGGCCGCGCAGCTCGCGGCGGGTGGCCGCGTGTCGGCGGACGTGATCGTGGAGATGGCCGCATGGTGGGCGCGTCACCGCGACCACGCGCGCGAGCCGGATGCGGAGTACCGCGACGAGCCGTGGCGGGATGCCGGGTACGTCGCCGGGCTGCTGTGGGGCGGCGTCTCCGGTGACACCTGGGCGACCGAGGCTCGCAGGGGGATCGAGTGACCCGCCCCGGTCAGGCGGCGATCGTCGCGCGGCTCCGGCCTCCGACCGGCGTCGAGCGGTCGATCCACGCGAAGCTCCGGCGGGTCTACGTCGGGTGGCTCCGGCGTGAGTTCGTCGCCGCGCTCCGGCGTCAGGGCGTCACCGATGCCGAGGAGGATCCTGCGCCGCGGATCCGCGCGCTCGCGGCGCTCGCCGAGGTGCGGGCGAAGCTGGCGACGAACCCGCCCGCGATGCCGGACCTCGACCCGGACGGGGTGATCGTGGTGACCCGGGCGAACCGGGCCGCAGTCGCGGCAACGAGATGGGCTACCGGCGTCCCGTCAGTCCCGGTCGTGTCGAGCGCCGAGGCCGCGCTGCGGGTGGCGACGTGGCAGGTCGAGGCGTCGAGGTACATCGTCGCGCTTCCGCGTGAGGCGATCGACCGGCTCGAGCGCATGATGATCGAGCGGTACACGGACGGATCCCGGGTCGAGACGATCGCCCGTGCCTTCCAGGAGCAGCTCGGCGTGACCGACCGCCACGCGATGCTCCTCGCCCGGGACCAGACCGCGAAGCTCAATGCGCGAACGCATCAAGCCGACTTCGCCACGGCTGGGATCGACGAGTACGTGTGGAGCACGTCCGACGACGAGCGGGTACGCGAGGACCATCGCGTGCTCGACGGTACGCGGCATCGGTGGGATGAGGAGCCGCCGATCGTGGACCGGCGCACGCAAGAGCGCGGGCACCCGGGCGAAGTGTTCCAGTGCCGGTGCGTAGCGTTGCCGGTCGCGGTCGTCCGTGGTAGCGCGAAGGCATGACCTCCGTCTGTGACATCCCCGAGCAGTTCGCGGCCGACCGCGCCGAGCGGTACCA